AAATGTAATATTTTATCCAGATCCTAAAGGTAGATTTAATGTTAGTTGGATACCAAAATCTCATTTACAAAATAAAGTAATAGAAACACCTACAGGTAAAAAGCCCGGTAATGAACACATGGGTGCTTTCGGGTGTGACAGTTACGATATATCAGGTACTGTTGATGGTCAAGGATCTAAAGGAGCTTTACATGGATTGACTAAGTTTTCTATGGAAGACGCTCCACCAAATCATTTCTTTTTAGAGTACATTGCTAGACCTCAAACTGCAGAAATATTTTTTGAAGATGTATTAATGTCGTTAGTATTTTATGGTATGCCAATACTTGCAGAAAACAACAAACCAAGACTTCTTTATTATTTAAAAAGAAGGGGGTACAGAGGTTATTCAATGAATAGACCTGATAAGATTTGGAATAAGTTGTCTACAACAGAAAAAGAAATTGGTGGAATTCCAAACTCTAGTGAAGATATAAAACAATCACATGCAGCTGCTATTGAAATGTATATTCAAGAACATGTTGGTATGACTGTTGACGGAGATCATGGAAGTATGTATTTTAATAAGACACTAAATGATTGGTCAAGATTTGATATAAACAACAGAACAAAATTTGATGCTTCTATAAGTAGTGGTTTGGCTGTAATGGCTTGTAATAGAAATCTTTATGCTCCAAATGTAAAAAGAGAGAAAACAAAATTTAATATTGGCTTTTCTAAGTATCACAATGAAGGAAGCTCATCTAAATTAATAAAACAATAATATGGCTCAATCAGGTATTAAAAGTTATTTCCCAAGTCAGGTAGTTAGTGATCTTGAAAAGATGAGTCTAGACTATGGTTTAAAAGTAGCCAAAGCTATAGAGAACGAATGGTTTTACCATTCTGACTATGGTAACGACAGGTTTAAATCTAATTTTGACAGCTTCCATAGACTTAGGTTATACGCTAGAGGAGAACAGTCTATACAAAAATATAAAGATGAACTGTCTATAAATGGTGATCTATCTTATTTAAACCTAGACTGGAAGCCAGTACCTATTATACCTAAGTTTGTAGACATAGTTGTTAATGGTATTGCAGATAGAACATACGATGTAAAAGCATACTCTCAAGATCCTTACGGGATAAGTAAAAGAACAGAATACATGGAAAGCCTTTTGGCTGACATGAGAACCAAAGAATTAAATGCTTTCACAAAACAAGCGTTTGGAGTTGACATAGCTAACTTCCCAGAAGAAAAGCTACCAGACTCAGAGGAAGAACTTGCATTACACATGCAGTTAACTTACAAGCAAGCAATAGAGATAGCGGAAGAACAAGCTATAAATGTATTGTTTGATTCAAATAGATATGAGCTTGTAAAGAAAAGGTTTTATTATGACCTCACTGTAATAGGTATTGGTTGCGTTAAAAATACTTTTAGTGAATCTGAAGGTATTAAAATAGAATACGTTGACCCTGCTAACTTAGTTTACTCCTACACTGACTCTCCATATTTCGAAGATATATATTATGCAGGTGAAATAAAGACTATACCTATTAATGAACTCAAAAGAGAGTTCCCAAATATGAGTCAAGAAGAGTTAGAAGAAATAAGTAAACAACCTAACAACACTGCAATACCTAACACAAGAGCGTTATACAATCAAAGTGATAACAATCAAATAGATGTCCTGTATTTTAATTACAAGACATACATGAATGAGGTTTATAAAATAAAAGAGACTGCAACAGGTGCATCAAAAATATTAGTTAAAGATGACACTTTCAACCCTCCTGCAGAAGTATTAGATTCTAACTTTGAAAAAGTATCTAGATCTATTGAAGTTCTTTATGAAGGAGTTTTAATACTTGGTACTAAAAAACTTCTTAAGTGGGAGATGGCAACAAACATGATGCGACCTAAAAGTGATAGCTCTAAGGTTAAAATGAATTATGCTATTGTCGCACCTAGACTTTACAAAGGTAGGATAGAGTCTTTAGTAGGTAGGATTACAGGATTCGCTGATATGATACAGCTTACTCACCTTAAACTTCAACAGGTGATGTCTAGAATGATCCCTGATGGGGTGTATCTAGATGCTGATGGAATAGCAGAGGTTGATCTTGGTAACGGAACTAATTATAGCCCACAAGAGGCGTTAAACATGTTCTTTCAAACTGGTAGTATTGTCGGTAGATCATTAACTTCTGATGGAGATATGAACCCCGGTAAAGTACCAATCCAAGAAATTGCTAGTGGTAATGGTGGGGCTAAAATGCAAACATTAATACAGACATATAACTATTACCTACAAATGATTAGGGATGTTACTGGATTAAATGAAGCAAGAGACGGAAGCACACCTGATAAGAATGCTCTGGTGGGTGTACAAAAACTTGCAGCAGCAAATTCAAACACAGCTACTAGACACATACTTCAGTCTGGTTTATTCTTAACAGCAGAAACTGCTGAATGTTTATCTCTTAGAATCTCTGATGTTTTAGAGTATTCACCTACAAGAGAAGCTTTTATACAAAGCATAGGAGTTCATAATGTTGCTACATTAGATGAATTACAAAACTTACACATACATGATTTTGGTATATTTATAGAGTTAGAGCCTGATGAGGAAGAAAAAGGTATGCTTGAAAATAATATACAAGTAGCTGTCGCTCAAAAAGGTATAGATCTTGAAGACGCTATAGATCTAAGACAGATTAAAAATGTTAAACTAGCAAATCAATTACTCAAGATAAGGAGGAAGAAGAAATTTGAAAGAGACCAAGCGGTGTCACAGCAAAACATACAGGCACAAGCTAATGCAAACGCACAAGCGCAACAAGTTGCAGCGCAAGCAGAAGTTCAAAAACAACAATCACTTATTCAAATAAACAGTCAGCTTGAGCAATTAAAGGCTCAGTTAGAATCTCAAAAGATGGAACAAGAAACATTTGCTAAAAAAGAGCTAATGCAATTACAGTTCCAGTACAATTTTCAACTTAAGCAAATGGAGACTTCTGGTGTAAGGGGTAGAGAAAAAGAAAAGGAAGATCGTAAAGATAAAAGAACAAAAATACAAGCATCTCAACAATCTGAATTAATTGATCAAAGAAAAAAGGACAAACCACCTAAAAACTTTGAGTCAACAGGTAATAGTATAGTTGATGGTGAGTTCAACTTAGGTGGTTTTGACTTAAACAATTAAAAATAAAACAAAAATAAAATGAGTATAAATTCAAGTGCAGTAGCATATAACTTTGGTCAGCTAGGTAGTGTTGTTAGCAATGTCGCAAAGCCAGTAGTTCCACCCAAAGGTATGGTGATAACTGCTATTCAATTTTTATCAGACAACACACCAACAGCTTTAGTATCAGAAAAAAGAGTTTCTTCTGGAGCAGGGTTCCCTAATATAACAGGAAGTACTGATGCAGTAGGTGCTGCTGATGGTTTTATGAATCACAATGGTGTTACAACTGCCGCTGCAACCGGATCTAACTCAGGTGCTGTAGTTACTATTTCAGCTGCTAATAGTAAAATTAAAGTTGGGCAGTACGTTTTAATTGTAAATGACAATGATGCAGAAAACACAGGATTAACTATAGATGCTGAAACACCTATTCCAATTTACGAAGGAGATAACAAACAAGGTGTTCAAGTTATAGCTTATACTTCTGGTGCTACAACAGTAACTCTTTCTGCTGACACTACACCAACAGCAAGTCAAACATTAATCTTCATTGATGAAGTTCATGGTGCTGGTGGTACAAGGGCTGATGGTGTTATATATCCTAAAGGTCTTACAATAGTAGGTAGATGGACAACAATAACTCCTTCTGCGGATGCTGATGGTGGTGTAATCTGTTACTTTGGATATTAATGCCGGGAATAGGAATAAGTTTATCAACATTTCCCGGAGCCGTAGCAGCAGCAATAGAGGATTACGTATGGAGTATTAGTGGTAATGATTTAACTCCAATAGCTAGTATTGCTTATGACTTTAGTGATTCATGGGATGTAAGTAGTACAGAGCTAACACCTGCAGTTTCACCCGGTGAAGAAGGTTATTGGAATGTAGATGCAAACGGAGATTTAACACCAAAATAAAATAATAAAACAATGGCAATAACATATACATGGGATACAAAAACTGTAGACACCTACCCAACAAAAAGTGGTGAATCAGATGTAATATTTAAAGTATACTGGAAGCTAGACGGTGTAGATGATACAGCAGAAAAAAATGCAGCTTACGCTACAGGTGTGGTTGACTTAGACACTTCAGATCTTTCTAGTTTTACTGCATTTGCAGATGTAACAGAATCAGATGTAGATGGTTGGGTTCAAGCAGAAATTGGTGCAGATATGATAAATATTTATAGAAGTGGAATTGAAGCTGAGATAACGGAAAAAGCTACACCAACTGTTGTCAGAAAATATATTGGTGAATAAAAAAAATAAAACAAAAAGAACATGGCAACAAAAAACATAGTACCTAATGCTGATAGT